GTACTGTTGTACTTCCCGTCTCGCCTGAAAATGCGTTGCCTGAAATGGCACTGATTATTTCATCATCCATTGCTCTACCTAAAGCGAAAGCTGCCGCTTGAGCGTAAGATGATGTTGGATCAATCAGAGTTCTGACTTGATCTTGTTTATCGATCAAATCTGCGTACTCATAATCGACCAAACTACAACGTCTTCGTTGATGTGGTGTATCGATCTGTGGTGTATCAGAATGACGAGACACTCTCTTTTGAGCAGTTGCTTGACCAACTTGTTCAAAGAAAGCGTTTTTGCCAACGATAGTTTCAGCATCGACCGCATTACGAAGAAGAGAGCCTTTTTGCTGGCTAAGCATTTGCACGTTGTTCGAATACTGTTGAACAAATGCAGTAGTGATTTGACTAGACATAATCTAATCCTCCTCTATTTTGGTTGATTGATTTAATCGTTTTGATTTTCCGCAGATGCGGATCTCTACTTTGCCTTTTAAGTCTGCAATTAGACTTTTTTTCTAGCGGTCTTTCGATTATCGCTTGAAACTTGTTTTACCCAGTTAAAATATTTAGTAGCTTTTTCTAAAGGTTCTCGTCTTTCATTCTCAGGCGAAAACTCTGTAGCAAGTCTTAAACATTCTAATCTGATTTCAATATCTGAAATATTCTCTGTTGGTTCAAATTTTTCGTTAGCCATTTAATTGCTCACGTAATTTAAACACCTGATCCACTGTCTTTTTGTGGTTAGGATGAGTTTTATTCCAATATGGTGATCCATCTTCAGTAAGCTCAGAGATTTCATTTTCAATCTCTTTTGCAGTGACATATCCAGTACCTTCACCTTTTATTATTTCATCTTCAGATAATTTATCTGCAAGCATTGAAAAGGCTTTGATAACTGAAACATTATCACCTAATCTTGAGCCGTCTTTCATAACAGTATTGTTAAGCATTTCACTGCCTAAAGTTTCGACTGCAAGTTTTTTAGCTTGATCTAATCTCTTTGTGTAAGTTGGACCAAATTCTTTTTTTAGATCAGTCATAGCTTCAGCTTGTTTAGCATCAAAAGTTTTTGTTTGATCAGCTTGTTGCTGCTCATTCATTTCATTATAAAACTTTATAATACGTTCAGCTTGTTTAGGAAGTAATCCAATTCTATGCGCAGTCTCATTAAAATTTTTGAGCGCATTCTGGTCGATCTCATCTTCACCAAAAGAATATTTATAATCTTCAGGTTTAGCTGGACGACCAAGTTTGGAATAAACTTCTTCCCAATCTTCATCGGTTGCCATCTTATTTGGTATAGCAACTTTATTAGCTCCGACTAATCTTTGTGCGTTAAGATAAGATTTAACAAAATCATTCATAGTAGAAAAATTCTGTAAAGCTTTCTCTTCTTTGTATTCCTCAGGAATTAATTCTTTAAAATTAACTACTGTAGGTTCTTCAGTTTTCTGTTCCGTTGTAGGTTCAGCTAAAACTGTTTCTTTGACCTCAGGTGTTGCCTCAGGTTGAGCAACATCCTTAGGTTGCTCAGATTGCTCCGCTGGAGCAGTTGTCTGATTTTCCATTATAACTCCTCAGTTATTCTTTGTGATTTAATAAACTTTCAATAAACACCACTAAAGATCTTTGACCTTCGTAATAAGCGCTTTCGTGACTGTCGCCTTTTACGTGCGTTGTATTGAAAAAATGAGATCTCTTCTTGAGATCATCTAAAACTTGTTTGCCAGTATCAGTATTAAATGTTGTTTTATAATTCTGTACTAACTCTTTTAATTTTTTATTCTGTTGGTCCACGATTTAATTCCTTAACCATTGGAGCTGCGTCTTTTGCCATTTGAGCTTCTTGCATTGCTTGTTGCATCTGCATAGCCTGAGCTTGAGCTGCTGCTCTTTGTTCTCTTACTTGCTGGACCTGAGCATCTGATTTAATCATCTTAGCTGGTAATCCTAATAAGTTTATTATTTGTTTAACTAAACCGTTTTCATCTATGTAATCTTGAACTGGAGCTATCTGACCAATTTGTGTAAATAATTCTAAACCTCTAATTAAAGATTGTAATTCTTGAGATCTTTGAGCTAAAGCCATTGGTGATACATATTCAATATCTATTTCTTGATTAGCAAGAACCTCAGGTGCAACTGGAAATAATTTGTTTCTAAGCATTATATTAAATACTCTTAAAATCATTGGCTGCAATAACTCTGATTGTAATCTTGAAAGAGCTGGTCCAAGTATTCTCATCTTCTCTTCATTTCTTTGTACAACTTCAGTTGCAGTCATACTTCTTTGAGAACTGATCATTAACTGATCAATATGGAAAGCTTTTTGAATAGCTTCTCTTCTTTGATTTTCTTGATTTAATGTTGCAGTTGTAGCTTGACCTATTTGTAATGGTTCAATTCTATCTCTTGATCCTGATCTATAATAATTTAAAGAACCAGCTGACATCCTAATTGGTGAAAGCATACTGTCATCAGGCACTAATAAAGGTGGATCTACTTGTTTTGCTGCAGCTTTCATTGCAGTTTCAACCATTTTATTTAAAACTTTTACATCAGGTAGTGCATTCATTGCAGGCGACCTTCCATAAATTTCTGTTGAAGCTTTTAAATATCTTGGAACTACATAAGGTAATTCTTTGAAACCGCCTATATCAATTATATGACCTGAGCCAAACTCAAAATAAATACTTTGATAAGGCATATTTTTTCTATCTAATTTATTTTCGTTATAGATAGTTCTAGGTCTAGCAACGTGAACAAGTTCAATTTTTTCAAAAGGTTCTTTTTTAAATAATTTACCAGTTTCCATAGATAAACTTTCTAAACCAAATTTCTCGACTGCTGCGTGAACTGGCATTTTAAATCTTCTATAAACTGTATCGATAAAACCTTTATCGTTTTCTTGGATATATAATTCTTTTATATGCCTTGTTGAAAATCTTAGGATCTGATCCTCATCACCTTCAATCATCATACAAGCAGTACCGAAACAAATTAAATCGTGATAAGATTCAAAAATTTCCTGCTGAAAGTTTGATCTTGAAAATGCAGTGTACATTTTGTCAGTGACATCTTCTAACCACTCTTTAGCTTCGTCAATATCGTTTAAGCTATCTTCTTTGTATCTTAAACTAAACCAACGATTTGCTGAACTCGTCAACATACCTTGCAAAGATGAAGCCAATAATTCGAGAGCGTGTATAGCCGTTGCATCAAAAATTTGTATATTACGTTTGTCGCCTCTTGCTCGTTCGTTTGTTATCTCTGCTTTTCTAGGCTGCATAAAGTCTGCGCATTCTTGCCAGTGGCTTTCCCACGTAGAACGCTGCTCCATAAGCCTTGATAAGTTTGACTTGAGTTCTCGAGCCAAATTTTTAAATTCTTGTGATTGCATTAATTATCCACCTAACAAAGTTTTCTTAATAACATCTTCTTCTTCTAAACCTTCAGATGATGTAAGAATTGTTCCTAATCGACCTCTTCTTTTTGCGTCTAAACGATATTTAGCAAGATCGTCTTTTTCTTTTGTTAAACGTCTGCTTTCAGCTTCAGCTTCTCTTCTTCTTCGATCAGCATCTTCTCTTGCTCTTCTATCAGCTTCTCTTTGTGCTGAGCCATCGTCTCTTTGTCCGCCTCCAAAAAATCCGCCCATAACTTTAACCTCCTAATAAACTGTTATCTTTTGTTGTTGCAGTAGTATCTTCGTAATCAGGATCTGTAAGAATTGTAGATCTTCGTCCTTTACGATTTCTGTTTCTTGTTCTCATTTCAGCTGCCTCTGCTGCTTTTCTTGCTTCATCTTCAGCTGAAGGAACATCCTCAACTTTAGGTTCAACAATTGGTGGCATCGGTGGCATACTTGGCATTTTAAATAGAAAACTCATATTTGTAGTCCTTTTGAAATTGTTGTTTGTTTTGTAATTGTGATCGTTCCATACCAGTTGCTAAAGTTCTAAGCGCATCGTTAAAATGGCTTGACCAATCGTGGTTAGGTTTAGCAGAGTACATACGATCTTTTTCTTTGTACTTACGATGATAATGCCTCAAAGCATTTATAAACTTTTTACAGTTATCAACGTCTATGTAGCATCGAGGAAGGAGCATTTTTACTGCGTGTATTCCATCTTCAATACTTAATTTTGGCGCTATCTTAAATCTTAATCCTAATTGATAAGCGACCTCTCGTCTTGTTCGACCAGTTGCAAAATCTGTTTGATCCAAATCGTGTGGTCCTATGTGTTCACCATACGAATAATCTTTCTCTTTGAGGATCTGAGCGTAATGAGGAAACGCCTTGTTATTGTTCTCATAACTGTCAATAACATTAATAGCGTGTCCAACATTTTGATAAAACAAAATAGCGGTACTATCATTATAACCAAGATCCCAAGCGGTATTAACAGGATAGCTGGGATCGTGAGGAACTCTAGCAATCCTTTTTTCATTCTCTAATTTTGTTATAAGCTCACCATAAATAGATCCTTTAACATTACCGATAAAGGAACATTCAAATTCTTGATTATATGTTGCTTGTCCCATTACAGACAAAGCAGCTTTTAATTCTTCTTCATCTACTAATTTTGTTTCACTAGCTCTTGCAATATATAAAAACCAATCTTTCTCAGACTGAGCTTTTTGGTATAGATCATAAAAGATATTGTTCATACCTTTAGGTGTTGAGCATAAAGATAACCAACCTTTTCGATCAGATAATGCAGGTCTTATTACTTCATCAACCAGCTCTCGACTAACTTGACTAGCTTCATCAATTACTGCTCCATCTAAATATATTCCTCTAATACTGTCAGGATTTTCTGAAGAGAGTAATTGTATTCTTGAGCCGTTAAAAAAATCAGCTCGTAATTCTGTTTCGTTATATTTGGTGTTAGGCAAATTCTTGGTGTAGTGTTTTAAATAATCCCAAGCTATCTTTTTTGCCTGACTGTAAGTTGGAGCAATGTAAGCAAATCTAGGTTGATGATTATTATTAGTCATACAACTTTTGATCAGATGATTAATTAACATCACCGTTTTGCCAAACCTACGATGACAACATAAAACTGAAAATCTATGATTGTCTAATTCTTTATGAATGAAAGCTTGTTGCTTTCTTGGTGTATAAGGTATTGTGACATTCATTAGTGGATTGTTGGTGGACCTTCTGCGTGAAAGTAGTTCATCTTAATTTTGCCAAATAAATAATCGGCAAACTCGCCAATATCCGCTTCTCTTTCAAATCCAGTAAAGACAACCATTAGCTCATCGCCATAAGTGGTAAATGAGAAGGAAGTCACATTCTTGTATTTCTCAGGTATTATAAATTTCTTTTTGTTTGTTTTGCTCATAGGTATTTTATACGTATTAGACGGAGGCGCTCGACATTGGGATCAGACTTTTTTTGTAAATCTTTTTATTTTTTCCCAGTTATTGACAACACCTTAGATACTCAATCGCAGGCTCAAGAAGGCTATTCTTTATTTATAGAAGCCTTGGTACGTCATTGGTACGTATCAGGATCTATCGAACTCCATCACACGCGCGAGACTAGCTCAATCGCTGCTAACTACCTGACCTTCTACAATCTTCTCAGGCTGCTGCCATTGAATAGTAATCTTTGTGTCTTGTATTACTTCTTGCTTATCACCATACAAGTTAGGCAATAGCTTACTGCTGAGCCAACGGTAGTGGTGAAGTTTCTCGCGAACAATACCAACATCTTTAGCTGACATTGTTTCAAGCTCTTCAATCATCTTATCTAAATAGTATTGAGTACCTACTCTTCTTGCCTGCAATATTTGTTTAGCAAAGGAAGGATGTTTAGTAATCCATCTGTTGACTGTTGCTAAGCTTGGCAAATTTTTATTACTGCAGATCTTCGTTAGAGGTTGACCGTTCATCAACTCTTGGCAAATCTGATCTGTTAATTGCGATGTAAGTTCTAAAGTTTTCATTGTTCCGAAACTGTTTTAAATTTTGTAGAGATTTTAATTTACCTCTTTTTGTTTTTGGACCACTGCTCAGTCCAGCGTGGTTAGGACACCTAAACTTCTTTGAAGTCTTGCAAAAGAAACCTTTACGTTTGCAGCGCACTGTATATTGACTTGATCTTGTAAAACTTTCGCACTGATCTGGTTTGAATTTCATAAGTGGTCAAAGATCGTTGGAATAAAAAAAAAGAGTAAAAAAAAATTAAAGTTTTTGGGCAATACGCTTACAACAGTTTAATTATACCGCTGATTTCTTATCTGTCTATTATGATGTTTTAACTTTATTTCCTATATGGATTTAAAAATATAATTCTTTGAAGATATATTTATTACTTAAAGATTTTGTCGAAGATGTAAAGGTTATTTTTTAATTTATTACATAACTTGTCTAAGATAGTCTCATACATCTTTTTGATTGTTGTTCTATGATAACCGAATTGTTTTCCAAGCTTGGTCCACTGAAACCTATTTGCTCTTAACCATAAAAGCTTGCGAGCCATCCTAGGATTATCTGATACATCTTTATCTACTTCCATTAATATATCTAAAGCTAAACCATATCTTGTCATTTGTCTTGGTGTTGCACGTAGAACAAGTTTAGGCTTATCATAAAAACCTAAATCTTTTTTATCATAACAATAATCTAAGATCTTATACATTGACGGACAATTTCTATTATGAGGCTTACTTATAAATCTTTCAGCATAAGCAGCATCATCAAGTATATCAGTGATATAAGTTAGTAGCTTAACTTTCTCTTCAATTATTATTTCTAAACTTTTTTGCATTGCGAAGTACCCACGGATATTGCAGGTCTGTTTCCTTTAAGTTGTTAAATTGATCTTCAGGTAATTCCAGCAGTAGATCCAACAATTCGTATTGGTCCAGCTTTGGATATAAATATTTTATTTTAACTTCTTTGTTTGAAAGATGATCTCGTAAATGTTTCCATCCTTTACTTGCATTAAATCTTTGGAAGCCGATAGACTTTATAAAAACTTTATGTCTTGGCATATCGAAAACAAGAAACTTACCATTGTCTCTAATTTTAATTAATGGTTCACCACCTACTCTAACTCTAGTCATTCTTGCTAGACTTAACTGTACTTGTTCAACACTCATTTGAAACTGACCAGCAATATCTACTAATCGAATAAAGACTGTAAATGTTTTAACATTAAACTGACGGCAGCAATGTTGATAGATCCTAAAGTCATCATCCTGCAGGCGCAGCTCATTTAAAACTAAAGGATCAGATAGATAGAAAGTTGACATAATTTTGTTGGCGAATAAATTGATTACCGCATTTGTTAGCTTTGATTTTTCTAATTAAATATTCTTTGTTCTCACAATCAGGACCGTGAGATTTCAATGCCATATGCTCAAGGAATTGCAGCATCTGATCAGGTGATAGATTACGCCATCGCTTATCTGAATGAGGATAGATCCTTGTAATATCAAATCGAATTATATTTCTAAATTGAGTGCTTTCATCGACCGTATAAAAGAACTCATAAAAAGGTATCTCAGCTGCCTGAGCTAGATATACATATGGTCTTTGTTGCCAGTGAGATTTACCTCTAAAATTGAAGTCTTTATTATAGATAGTATCAGCTAGAAATAATGGCTTTGCGCAGGCTGGACAAGTACCAACACAATCGAGATCAAAATAGTTAATTCCATCGTGCTGCTCTCTATGCCAGTGGCTAAAAGGCGATACAAGCTGGTCGAAATACTGTTTTCTAGGCATATAATAAAGCCTAATACAGTCCTCAGCTTATTTGTCAAATTTGACAAAGATCCTTGATAATTCTGCCATAATCGTTATATAAGACTTTAATATATGAGTAATAAACTCTTAATCAAATGGACCAAACCACCTCCAGCAACACTTGCTAAACACGGTATAACTTTATCACTAACTGACTTTAATATTATTTGGCATAAAGAAGATGATGTTGAGGTCACTGAATTTTTTACTTTTCCAAGTCCACACTCAATAGATAAAACAATTTTAGGAAGAGACTATGGTTCAGCAAGAAGAACTGTAAAAGGAAATCCATCTGAAGTTTATGCACAAATTTATAAGAACATAAGTGCTAAAGAAAAGTTCGATAAAAAATGGCAACAAGCTAAACATTTATTTTTATCTAAATCACCTTTTCATAGAGCATCATCAGATACATTTTATAATTATGTAAATAACTATGGAATGACACCAAAAAGATTTGCAGAAAAAACTGGTGTAGAAAATTCTGTTTTATTTAGAGAATTAAAAGGTCAAAGAAAATTAAGTTTAGATAAAGCAATGAACTACGCAAAAGCTTTAGGCTGCGATCCAGTAGATTTATTATTTGAAAAACAAATGTGTAGGCTTTGGGGATCTGTAGATTTATTTAATATGAATGAACTTGATCAACCATATTGGCAATGTCAAATTATGCCAGCTCCAACAAATGTTCCTGAAGCTGAAATGGAAGGTGGTCTTTTAGGTGATAAAATTATTCCAGTACCAAGAGATATTTATAGACCTGAGATCAAAGCAATTTTAATTAATAGTTTAGGTTCTCACTTACATAATCACTTTGCATATTATTATAGATCCGATAACGCTGATCAAAATTTAGAAAATAAATTAGTTGTTGTTGGTCAAGAGATACCTGACCTTGATGAGTTAGGTTTAGATACAACAAGATATTTTTTTGGAATTTTAAAAATAGAAAAAGGAAAACAAAAATTAATTAATCCTGAACCAACTGCAGAAAAATACGAAGTATGTACTGGTCCATTTACTTTTATAGCTCCAGTAGTTTCTCTAGTTAAAAGAGGAGCAATGAAAAAAGATTACTCTTACTTTGAAAGTATTGAGCAAGCAGAGCAAATCAGAGAAGCTGAAGAAAAAATATTAGAAACACAAATTAAAGTTCAAAGAGAATTACAAAAGCAAATGGATAAATTAAATTTAGATATGAAAAAATTAGCTGAGCTTGGTGAGAAAGAGAAAGCTAAGATCAGAGATAATTTAAAGATTAAAGGTTTATATAAATCTTTGGAGGACATCCCAAATTATATTAAAAAGAAAGTCGGTTAATGTTTAAAAAAGATCAACAAGGAAAAGAATATACAAGTGCAGCAGGCGCAGCAAAATATTTAGGAATGCCTCGAACTACATTTATGTATTACGTAGATCCAAAAACAAATATGCCTGATCAATACAGACCTAAACATAAAATTTTAAATTTAAGAACTGTGTATTACAAAGATGATTTAGATACGTGGAAGAACAAAACAAGTAAGATACAATTCAAATATAAAAGAACTCCTAAACAATCGGATAACAAAGTGTCGAATGTGACGAACTTTCCGAAACAGACTAAGCATCCCAAGTAGATATAAGACTTTGTCAAATCTGACAAAGACTATTGCAGTATAAGCATAGAGGTTTATATCAGCCTTAATGATATTAAATAATATTAAATTAGAAGATCCGCTAAGCGAGAAAGCTTTACCACTCTTTGCTAAGAAGCTTAACATCAATCACTTCTCACCTACTCAATTCTCAATACCTGATGGAAATTGGTTATTCAAATATTTAGTTTTAACTCAAGAACAAAGAAGAGCTTTACCATCTAACAGTCAGATGAAAGCTGGTGTTGCAGTAAATAATGTTTTGCAAAATCATTTAGCAGATACGATTTGGAAGTTTGGACCACAAAGAAAATTAACTCCAATGATTAATCAAAAGAAGAATAAAGATAAGCAGGAAATAATTCACGAAGAATTACAAGAATTTAGAAATCATATTGCGAACGATGATAAAGACCAAGCTAAAAAAGAAAAATATCAAGATGAAATATTTGCAGTATGTACACACGGTTTCTCAGCGCTTGAGAAGTTAGGCGTAGCAACCACATATCCTATCACTTGTGAAGAACAGATCTCAATAACTCAGGAAGTTTCGTCCTTGTTTCTTTCTATAGTTGGAAGAACTGATTTTACTTTTGGTGGCGTGCGTGAAAAGGATGGTGTAATCGATGCACCTATTCCTGCAGGCATCATTGAAATAAAAACTCAATGGTCAAAAGTAGGAAAGATCAAGAAAAGTGGTGAGCGTTCTTTTATTAGTTTGTCCGCTCCTGCTGCGCCTAGTTATAATCACCTGATCCAATGTGCAACTTATGCGGCTCACTATAATTATGAAGTACCAGTTTATTTAGTTTATCTAAACAAGAACGATTACAAAATTTTTGATAGCAGCAACTGTTCAGGTCTAACAGTAGAAGGTCTTAAAAAGAATTTTCAAAATATGGTTAATGTATTTAAGAGAAGAGAAAAACTTTTATCTCAATACGAAAACCTAGATCCACAACAAATCATTGAGAACACTGCAGCAATGATAGATCCAATGTTCGACCATCCTTATTGTTGGCACGGTATTGGTGAAGAGAATTTAATTGCAGCAAAAAAATTATGGAACATAAATTTATAAAGGAATTGCACCAGCAGATGCACAAAGAAAAGAAATTTAAAAAGTATTTAATCGAAGCAATGAAGCTTTCGATCATTGTCATAATCATAGGAGGTTTTATATGGCTAGTAAAATAATACCTGATGACTTGATCACCACTATTAACGATTTCAAATCTTCGTCTAATGGTCAGATGATTAATATTCACGGTAAAGAATATGCAACAGTAGCTCATAGAGTTGCAGTGTTGCGTAGAAATCTTGGAGCTAAGCTCAGCATAACAACTGAAGTAGTTTCAATAGATGAAAATAATGTTGTAGTAAAAGCAACTGGTTCAATATCAGGTGTTGTTGTTGCAACTGGACACGCTGAAGAAAATAGAAAAGCAAGTAGGATCAACACCACGTCTGCACTAGAAAATGCAGAGACAAGTGCAGTTGGTCGTATGGCTGCTTTCTTAGGTGTCACAAACGATAATATCGCCTCGGCTGAAGAGGTAAGTCTTGCTATCGAGCAGCAAGATAAAAAGCTGCAAGCAGCAATGAAGGAACTCAAAGCAGTTTCTCACGCAGGCAGCTATCAACAGTGGTTGACTAACTACAAAACATTTTTAGCGGATTTGAAAAGTAAAAATCCAATTGGCTATCAAGGTTTTATGGAGCAATTCACTTCAATTAAAAATCAACTCAAATCTAAAGGAGTATTACAATAATG